TGATTTTGGTGATGATGACGACGATGACGATATCTACTAAAATAGAAAATAAATAAATGATAAAAACCTCCGATTGTAATTAATTGGGGGTTTTTTGGTATTTATAAATAAAAACTATGACTAAAGAACAATTAGTATTAGAATATGTAAAGTGTATGAAAGACACACCATACGCATTAAGTACATATTTACAAACATACGATAACACAGTTTCCAAATATGTTCCGTTAGAATTATTTCCCGACCAAATAACATTACTACAAGATTACGAGAACTATAATGAAAATATCGCATTAAAATATCGTCAGGCGGGTGTATCAACAGTAACCTCGGCTTGGGTGTCTAAAAAATTAGCATTTGCAAAAAAAGAAAAACCTGAAAAAATATTGATAATCGCCAATAAATTGGATACATCAATTGAGATGGCAAATAAGATTAGAGCCTTTGTTACACAATGGCCTAGTTGGACTAATGTTCAAATTGACCCCAATAAAAAATCAACCAAACATTGGAAATTAAGTAACGGTTGTGAGGTTAAAGCGGTTGCAACATCAAAAGATGCCTTACGTGGATTTACACCAACAATATTGATTTTTGATGAGGCGGCGTTTATTGAAGCCGACAGTGATTTCTGGTCAGCGTGTATGGCATCCCTATCAACAGGGGGTAAGGTAATTGTGGTATCAACACCAAACGGTAATGACCCAATTTACTATGAGATTTATGACCAAGCATTAAGAGGAATGAATGACTTCAAAATCACTGAAATGTATTGGTATCGTGACCCTCGTTATACTAAAGATTTATATTTTGTTAAGACTGATGATGCAATTCATTATCTTTTAAACAAAGAAGAATACGGACCTGAAAAGATTATTAGTTGGTCCGAAAAAGAATTTCAAGATAGAAACTTTGATGAAGCCAAAGAATTAATTGCAAATGGTTATAAACCTTGTTCTGATTGGTTTGAAAAAATGGTAAAGAAACTTAAATACGACAAACGTAAAGTTTCTCAAGAGTTAGAGTGTAACTTTCTTGGTTCAGGGGATAACGTATTTGATTCTAAATTAATGCAGAAAATTCGTGAGAATTATTTGATAGAACCCCAAAATAAAATGTTAGGTAATCAATTATGGATTTGGAAAGAACCGGTAATTGGTCACAAATACATAATGGGTGTCGATGTCAGTCGTGGGGATAGTGAGGATTTTAGTTCATTTCAAATTATTGATTTTGATACTCGCGAACAAGTTGCTGAGTTTGTTGGTAAATTACCACCTGACACTATGGCGGAGATTTGTTTTAAATGGGCGAATATGTATTCAGCATACATTGTAGTCGATATCACCGGTGGTATGGGTGTTTCCACATCACGAAAACTTCAAGAGTTAGGTTATAAAGATTTATATGTAGATGGTGAAGATATAAATAATAGTTGGAAATATAACCCTAAATCTGCGGAAAAAATACCGGGGATTAACTTTAACAATAAACGAGTTCAAATTATTGCTTCATATGAGGAGGCGATGAGACACGAATTCAGAATTTACAGTCATCGTCTATACAATGAAATGGATACATTCATTTATATTAATGGTAGACCTGACCACCAAAAAGGAAGACATGATGACTTACTTATGTCAATTGCAATGGCGACATATGTTGGTGAGACATCATTTAGTAAACTAAATAAAGTAACTGACCAAGCAAAAGCAATGATTGAATCGTGGTCAGTAAATAATAACAACTCAGTAGGTAAAGATATTGACTTTAATCCGGTTATACCAAATTATAATGACGCTATGGGTAATTCAATTAACAATAATTCAAATATATCTAAAGAAGATTATATAAAATATAATTGGTTATTCGGTAATTACGGACAAAGGTAGTAAACTATTTAGATATTGATATTTATAATTAAAATTCTTATATGGAAAACAATAAAAATTTAACGGTTTGGCAACGATTATCACAATCGTTTGGTCCAAATTCATTATTAAACCAAGATTACCCCACATATAAATTTGATAAAACAGAGTTGTTAAAAACAACATCAAAAGCTGAGTTTGAAAAAGAAAAATTACAAGCACAACAAACTTTTTATCTAACAAATCAGTGGGCCAAAATTGAAAGTAATTTATATTCACAATCAATTTATTACGAACCAACTCGTTTAGCATCATTCTATGATGCAGATATATTCAGAATCAAAACGAATTAAATCAATATTAACTGACTTATTTAATAATAACTTAGATATTAATACTAACTTACCTATGTGGGTTAGAAATACTTGTAAATACGGTGATAACTTTGTATATCTTAAACTTGATTCTGAAAAAGGTATTATTGGTTGTATGCAGTTACCAAACATCGAAATTGAGCGTTTGGAACGAGGTATGGCTGCAAGAATCAACAATGTTGAAGAAGTAAACAACAGTAAAGGGTTACATTTCCAATGGAAAGTTAAAGATATGGAATTTAACTCTTGGGAAATTGCACATTTCCGTTTATTGGGGGATGATAGAAAATTACCATATGGTACATCAATGTTAGAGAAGGCGAGACGTATTTGGAAACAGTTATTGTTATCTGAGGACGCTATGTTAATCTATAGAACATCAAGAGCACCTGAACGACGAGTATTCAAAATCTTTGTTGGTAATATGGATGATAAGGATGTTGAACCATATGTACAACGTGTTGCTAACAAATTTAAACGAGACCAAATTGTTGATAGTAAAACAGGTAATGTTGATTTAAGATATAATCAAATGGCGGTTGACCAAGATTACTTTATTCCTGTTCGTGACCCTGCAGCACCTAACCCAATTGAAACATTACCGGGAGCACAGAACTTAGGTGAGATTGCGGATATCGAATACATCCAAAAGAAATTATTAACCGCTCTAAGAGTCCCTAAAGCGTTCTTAGGTTTTGAAGAACCTGTAGGTGAAGGTAAAAACTTATCATTAATGGATATTCGTTTTGCAAGAACTATTAACAGAATACAAAAATGTATGATTGCCGAATTAAATAAAATTGCAATTATCCATTTATTTCTTTTAGGTTTTGAGGATGAATTATCTAACTTTACATTATCATTAACTAACCCATCAACACAAGCTGACTTATTAAAAGTTGAAGCTTGGAAAGAAAAAGTTGCGTTATACAAAGAGGCGGTTACCGCTATTGAAGGTATTGCACCAACATCAATCACTTGGGCTAAGAAACATATATTAGGATTCTCAGATGAAGAAATTAAACTTGATTTACAACAACAAAGAGTTGAAAAAGCGGTTGGTGCTGAATTAACAAATACCGCAACAATTATCACTCACACAGGTGTATTTGATAATATTGATAATTTATACGGTTCTAAATCAGGTGGTACACAATCTGCTGCGGCGGGTGCAACACCTCCACCTCCTCCGGGTGGTGATATGGGTATGCCAACCCCACCTCCAGGTCCTGAACCAGGTGGTGATGCGGGAGTAACACCCGAATCTGTTGAAAAACGAGATAATCTAAAAATATTGTTAGAAAGTGAAAATATGTACAGTGATGATGAATTCATTGATTTGTCTAAAGCAAAAAATAATTTAGGTGAGATTGAAGATAGATTGAATAAACTTTTAGGTGACTAATATTTATATAAAAAAACAACGAAATGAAATTTGGTATATTAAAAACAAAAATAGAAAATGTTTTATTAGAATCTTATAGAGATGGTTCATTTAAACAAGAACTTAAAACATTTAAAAAATTAGTTTTAGAAAATAAAAACATAAATAGATTATTCTACATCTATGATGATTTAACTTCTAATAAAGGTTTATCTAACGAGGTTGCTGGTGACTACATTAATGAAATGGTAACTCTTTACGAAAACACGGTGAACAAAATTATTCCCACAGATTTGAAAAAAATTAAAGATTGGGTAAATAATTCTTCCGTAGTCGAAAATAATTACGAAGTAATTGATAACTTACTTAGTAATGGAGTTTTAAATTTAGAATCAAAAATTAGTAGTAAAAAAATTATTACTGAAACAATCACTAAAAAACCTGTAACTGAAAAAGATGTTGTTAAAGTTCCATTGAGTACAATGGTAACTATGGCTAACAAAACAATTTCAAACTATATTGAAAATTTGGATGAGTCTGAAAAAAGAGAATTTAATCAATTATTGTCAGTGGATGATTCTGAGTTAGAACCAAAGTATTCAACTATTAAAGAAAGTGTTGTAGAGAAATTGAATGTTATGTATAACCAAAATCACGAAAGGTCAACAAGACAAGCAATTACTGAAACGATTGAAAAAATTACAACTGAAAAGTATGATAAATTAAATTATTATAAATTAAAAAACTTACACGACAACCTTTAATCATTATTTGATTTATAGTTTTTCTGAACATGTTTAGCCTTGCTAAACATGTTTCTTTTTTTTACGGATGGTTTAACAAATTCTTTTCGGTTAACTAATTCTGACATTTGTCTTGTTTTAATCACCTTACTTTTATAATCTTTTAAGGCTTTCTCAATGTTTTTATCTTTATTAACTTTTACTCTAATCATATTAAAAATTTGCTAATTTATTATTTTTTTGACTCTTAATGTAAATATACCTACATTTATTAAAAATAAACTATATTACGATGAAAAATAATGAAAAAAGGGAAAACTTCCAAAATTGTAGGTTTTAAATCAGCTAAAGTTTTATACGGGACTGTCGATTCAATTAATTTAAAATCAATATACTTAAACATCCAAACTTGGGTAGAACCTAAAAAAGAAGTTGAGAATTGGTCAAGGGTTGTTTTAAACCTAAGTAGAGCAATTAAACATTCGATTTATGAAAAAATAAAAACCACAAACTTTGATGATAAATTTATTGTTGATTTAGATTTAAGGTCAAGCGGTTTATCAACAAACAAAAAATCATTTATGAATTTAGAAATTAATTTTTTTGTTAAAGATAACATAGAATTGGTTTTTAAAGATACAATAATCAAAGTTTCTTTAAACGATATTACATCAAAAATATTCCAAGACAATTTTAAAAACAATCAATATTTTAAATTTTATATATCTAAAAACATAAAACCTAGCAAAGAAAGTATATAAACCGAAAATATTTAATATTTATTGTTAAAACATAACAATCAGTATGAAAATATTAAAACCATATGAAACGGGAAAAGGTATCTTAATTGAACAAGATGCGGGATATATTTCCCCAACTACAGAACATAACAAATATATAATGGAATCTAAAAGTTTTTTAGACCATACAAAGCCATTTGAATTTTACGCTGTTCTACAAAAATATGACACACCAAATAGAAATGGTCGTGTATATCCTGAAAGGATTTTAAAAAGAGAATCTGAAAATTATAAAAAAATGATTGAGAAGGGTGTTTCATTATCAGAATTGAATCACCCCGAATCATCATTAATTGATTTGGACCGTGTTTCTCATATCATAACTAAAATTTGGTGGGAAGGTAATGTATTAATGGGTCTATTAAGATTACTTACAAGTCCCGGTTTTCACGAAAGAGGTATAGTATCAACTAAAGGTGATATGGCAGCAAATTACCTAAGACAAGGTGTTACTTTAGGTATATCATCAAGAGGGGTTGGGTCACTTAAAAAAGTTGGTGAACAGAATGAAGTACAAGATGACTTTGAGTTAATTTGTTTTGACTTAGTATCTTCACCGTCAACACCAGGTGCTTATCTATTCTTAGACCCTAATGATAGATTGAAGTTTGACGAAAATATTGAAGAAGAAAGAGAATCAAGACAAGAATCAAATGTAAGTAATAGTAAAGAAGTTGCTCTTATGAACAAATTAAACGCTTTTATGGGTAAGAGATAATTTTCACTTGACTTAATAAATTTATTATACGATTATTTGAATAAATAATAAAAAAATAATTTATGGAACAAGGAGAAAAATATTTTGTGGCAAAAATCTGTTCAGATTTATTAGACACTGAATCAGGTAAAGTTAAAAAAATGAGAGAAGAAAAATTAGTTCTTGGATATTCACCAACAGATGTTGAGGCTAAAGTAACTAAACTTTATGAAAATTACTCTATGGATTGGAGAATCACAGGAATTGTTGAAAGTAAAATTGACGAAGTTATCGAATAATTTAACTTAAAAATAATATCATTTTAAAGGGAGAGACAAATGTCTCTCCTTTTTTTTTAACTAAAAATTTTATTAATAATTAATTTTTTTTTAATAGTCAATCGTAAAATTAAGTTTTTTTCAAAATTGTTAATATTTATTGAGAAATAAAAGAAACATTTTTTTAAATGGCAAAAGAAAAAACATTAGTTGAAGACACTTTTATTCAAATGAAAAATTTGGAGGAAGCTGTAGCTGAAAATGCAAAAGGAATACTTGCGTCTACAATGAAGCAAGAAATCAAAGATTTAGTAAAAGAATCTCTATTCGAACAAGAAGATGAAGATGAGATTGAAAATGACGAAGTTGAACCTACTGATGTAGAGGATACTGATAATCTTGAAGATGATGAAGATATCACAATGGACGATGAAGACATCTCTATGGGTTCTGAAGATTTGACGGGTGACGATACAGAACCAATTGATTTGACGGGTGACGATGTTTCCG